TAATATCAATGGTGGTGCTATAGCTTTAGGTCATCCTATTGGAGCGAGCGGTTGTAGAATCCTTGTTTCTTTAGTACATGAACTAATCAATGAAAACAAAAATCGCGGACTATGCTCGCTTTGTATCGGAGGCGGCCAAGGTATTTCTGTGGTTATAAGCCGCAATTAAAACTATTATAAGTAGTGGCTATCTTTTAATAATTGATAAATGTTTCAAACCAATATAAACTAAAAATAGCATAATCTAAACTATTTCAAGCATATTTGATAGTATTTTTAAACTAAATAAAAATATAGGGAAAATAATAGAAATTAGCAAGTATCTAAATGCTTTTTCCCTATATTTTCCCCATCAGTCTTTTCTTTCCTTACGCTCCTGGATTAATTGCTCAAACTCTGCAATATCTTCACGATCCATATTCTTAATGAAATTTCTAGCTGTAGAGCGCTTGACTATGTAAGCCTTGCGCTCTTTGTTCTTATCATCCCATTTTTTATTAGCTTTTCTTTTTGCCTCTGATAACTTATTCATGTCTAACTCCTACTATTTGTTCTGGTTTAACTTCTGCCACTATATATTCCTCATATTGCCCACGATTAGAATCATTAGGAGCAATTTCATTTCTGTATGCTTCTACTTCTACCTCAAGCACCACGTCCCCATATTGTGGGAAACTTTTAACTTCTGATGTTGGATTAAATAAGTAAACAACTTCTGTCGAATTATTAGCTCTTCTGTTTCCCTCCCAATTATCATTACCAGTTTTAGAAATTGGTAGAATACCCTCTTTTAAGATTTTTTCTAAGTCCTCTGAACTAACGTTTTTGTATAGTTTCATTTTTTTAGCTTCTCTGAACTCAAAGGGAACAATTGTAGATGAGTAATCTTTATCTCCAATTTTTACTCCCTCATTGAAAATTTTAGTTACTCCATAATAATCAAGTTTTAGTTCGTGAAGAAACTCAAATACATCTATTCTATCGCTCCACTCATTTTCAGAGTTAATATATTCTTCGTCATTTCCTCTCACAATTACTGTTACCATTTTAACTTCTGGCTTGCTTGTATATCTGCTGCAATGAGAAATACTTACTATTTCAAGTATTGTATGGTCATTTTTTCTTATGATATCAAATGTAGAAGTGTAATATTTTGATGTTTTTACAAATTTAAAAATTGATTGAGCTCTAAGCAAGCGCTCTTTTGTTACTTCTATCATTAGAGATCTACCATTTTTTTCTATGAATTTTGTCATTGCCTTATACCCCGTTTCTTACTTCGTACTTTAAGTATAACATACACGTTATAACGTGTCAATAGTTTTTTTAAAAAAGTTTTAAAAGATCATAAAAAAATACCCCTCAACTTTCGTCAAGGGGTAAATGAGCTGACACCAGCTCAGCCATAAGGCAATGTAGATAAATCTTTATTTGAACTCGAATGAGTTAGATTCAAAATAAACATTCTCTCAAATAATAAAATACCGTATTTATCTATGATTAAATAATACTATTATTTTTAAGTTTTGTCAATAAAAAATCCCCCTAACCGAAGTTAAAGGGGAATGGTATTTAGGTACTATTTATTTTACAATTATTCTCTGTATTTGTCAATAAAAAATACCCCCTAATTAAAGGGGGTGTAATAGCGTCTTTATTCAGTTATTTTAATCTATCATCTTGATAGTTCCATCTTCTTTTATTTCCATCTTCTTATTGGTTTGCATTTCTCCGTCCTTGTTGAACATATACCAATAGTCGCCGATTTTACGATACTCTTCTGAAACCATATCTCCATTACCATGATTTAGGTAATACCATCTACCTTGATATTCAATCCAACCTGTTGCCATTTCTCCATTTTCATGGAAATAATACCAATGATTGTTGATATATCGCCACGCTTTTGAAGCCGTATATCCACCGGTATCTAACCAATACCAACGGTCTGTATCTTCTTCATGATACCATTGGTTTTCTAAAATATATCCATTAGAATTGAATTTAAACCATGAGCCATTGATTAATTTCCAACAATCTTTGTAATAGTCGCCATTACCTAAGTCATACCACCAGCCCGTATCGTTTTTAACCCAACCATTCTCTGAATAAGCTGGACGGATAAATCCTACTAAACAACTATCATCTCTTGTGCGAATTCTTGCATATCCACCTACTCCGACTGCTGCTCCATCAACATTTTGCTCAACAGAAGTAACATATCGACCATTAACTGATATTACAATGCCAATGTGTCCGTATATATCCCAACTACCCCATTTCCAAATAGCAAGGTCTCCGGGTTGAATTTCTCCACTTGAATAGTGCTTCCAACCACTTGGAATAGCGTTTGATAAGTAGTCAATAGCGTTCCCATGCGGAGTCATTCCTCCAAACACTTGACAATACTTCATTGCTAAATCAACACATTGAGCACCATAAGCACCATCAACATCTATCCATTTATTCTCTTGAGCCTTTGCCCAATTAATCATTTCTAATTGTGTTGCCATAATTAATTACCTCCCGGATAACGTTGTTCGTTATCATTTTTAGGTTTCTCTTCTTCTTTCAAGAAACCTTTATAAACTTGATGTACTCCAGTAGCACTAAGTCCACTAACTACACCAATTATTAAATTTAACCCACTAAAACCATTTAATATTGTCATTAAAATAGCACCTATCAATCCTAACGCTAACGGAATGTAATTGTTAGGTAACTTAGGTACGCTTGATTTTAGCGTGTTTCCTATTAACCAACATATCCCAACTACTGCTGGACTTATAAATTGTTGTAACTCTGTCATATTATTTGCCCCCTTTATTTTTACTTAGTAAATCTATAATATCTTTCAATGTTTCTATGTCCACTCCCATTTTACCTAAGTTTTCAGCAATACTTTTTAACTCCATTACTAAATATCCGATATATAGGGTGTATACTAACGCTACTCCCGCTCCTGCTGGTATTAATACTGATAACGGAATGAAAAATAACATAATTGAAATACTAGCCAATTTCCTCAAAATACCATTAATTCCAACTTTCGAGTTGAAGGTAATATTAGAGTTGACTTTTGCAGCTATTGTTCCAGTTAGAAAATCAATAATCATTGCCGATACTATTAGAGTAAGTATGAAAAGTATCTTGCCATCTTCCGTTTCCATAAAATGTCTTAACCATTCAAACAAATTCATTGTCCTCGCTTCCTTCAATAATTAAAAGAGCAAGATTAATCTTGCCCTTTTTTCTCTTCCGCTTCTTTTAAAATTCTATTGACTTCTTGCTGCACTACTTCTCTAAGATTGCCGATATTAGGTACATCTTCAATCGTACGTCCACCGCCGATTATTCTTTCTACATGAAGTCTAACTAAAAAATCAGTAGGTTTAAATCTTAATCTACTTGGTCTCATTACTCTCAATACCCCCTTCGCTGTGTGATACCCCATCGCTAGTGTGTTCAGAATTTCCATTTTCTTCTCCTCCTTCTTCTTCCTCAAACATTTCTTCTACAGCTTTCATAACTGCTTGAAATACTCCTGCCATTGCATCATTTAATTGTGCTTTTGTGATATAACGTCCTGCTTCATCTTCTAAATCTTCTTTCTTGTCCGTTTCCTCCCTAGTTAAAGATAGCTCTTTGTATTTAGTAGGTTCACTAGTAGGTTTCCACACCTCAACTGATGTATGTTCTTCTAATACTTCAAATAGTCGATTATCATATTTGAATTTATCTCCTACTGAATACTCTACTCCTATCTCGTATGAGTCAAACGCATCAATAATAACGTCTCTGTTGTCATTGATAGTTTTAGCATCCAGTACATCTAACAGCAAGGTCATAAGCAATTTATCATTACCTTTGTTAACCTTATTAACTAATTTATGTAACGCTTTTTCTCTTGCTTTGTGTTCTACATTACCATTTCCTAAAACAATCATTTGACGAGTTAAATTAGCATATTCTGTGATTAATGCCGGTGTAGAGTCACCCTCGTACATTTGGATTGCTAATTGACGTTTTATTTCTTCTAATATTTCATTATCTGATACTGTAGCAAACTTACCCGGTAAATCAGCTCCTCCAGTTAAAAATACACTACCTTTTCTCAACGAGAAATTAACAGATACACTTTTATATCCACCGGCTTCCGGTATTGCTGTTCTGTCAATAAGTTCTAATGCCATTATTTATCCTCCTTAGACTTTATCTCCTCTACCAACTCTTTTAGTTCCTTGTTAGAGTCAATCAATTCTTTTAACCCTTTCAGTTCTTCCACTTCTTCATTAAGTAGTTGATAAGCTACTTTATAATGAGCAAGCTCTACTGTTTTCTCACTTAATTCTTGAGCTATTAAATGTATTGGTTGTACTTCATTATGCTGCATATAGTTTTTCCTCCATCTGTTTAATTCTTTTTTCTAACTTGATTAATTTTTCATCTTTTTCTAAATCACGATAATATAGTTCTTGAGTAGCTTTAAGATTGAAAGTTAACAAATTAAAATGGTCTAACGTCATATACTCGCCGACCATCTTCACAAAATTCTTATCTATCTTTTCTACATCTTGAGCAATCAATCCTATCTCTGTATAAGGTTTCGTTCCAAAGTTTTTTCTTTCTTTCCAATTAAAACTCTTAAATGAGAATAATTCTAGTTTATCAAGAGCGTTAACTTCTGAATTGATAATATCTGTTTTTAATCTTACATCAGAAGTAGTATCAAAGTGAGATTTTATTATTTCCCAAAGACTATATTTAGTGTTGGCATAATCATAAAATATATCATTAGCAGAACTATCAAATAGTAAATCTACATTTCTATTCCAAACTCCTATAGATGTACTACCATCTGTGTAGTTAGCGAATTTTAAGTTGTTAACTCCTTTTGTGTTGATATAACCTTTAACTGTTAAAAGGTACGCATCTGTATCTACAGGGGTATAGCCTCCAACTGTGAAATCACTATCTTGATAAATAAACATTCCATAAGGTACATCTTTACCTCTATCATTTCCTCCTACTATTTGAATACCTATACCATCTTTACTTGTATAGTTGTGAGGAGAATTAATTTGAAGTCCACCAGATGCTGTTGGTTGCATATAACCATACTCACCTAATACTATTTTACTTCGCCCTGTTATTGTACCACCGATTATATCAGCTCCGATTATAGTTTTACCTCTAAGCGTTTCTGTATCTATTTGAGTAGAAGTTATCTTAACTGTTTGTAATTGGTTGATAAATGCTCTTTTAGCAAACAATTCTGTAATAAAAGCACTATTAGCTAAAAACTTAGTAATCATAGCATTATCGACCAATAATTTATCCGCTTTGACCGCATTAGCTGCAAGTAGTTCAGTTGTTATACTTCCCGCTTTGTGGTGTCCAGTTTCCAAAGTGTTAGCTTTGATTTTTCTACCCTCAAGCGTTCCATCTACAACCATATTTCCTGTTACTCTAATAAGCGGGCTTATTAAGTCAATGCTATCCGGTTGCACTTTCATAATACTAGCAATAGTTCTTCCATCAATAGTTTTTCCGCTTCCTAATGTTATTCCATTAGAAGTAATAGAAACATCTGCTTTTTTTAAAACTTTATTATCAAGTTCACTAATTGCTAAATTAACCTTACCAGCTAAGGTAGTTATTTCTGTTTTTATATTTTTGTTGTAAAAATCTAAAATAGCACCAGCATTATTAAGTTTAATTTTACCCCAAAGCTCGCTGTTTTGGTCTCGCATCTGAATATCTAAATCTCTTAATTGTTTAAATATCCCACTTAAAGAATTGACTTTCCGTTCCGGAGCCATGTAAAATGTCGCTTCTTTCCCTTGTTCTAACTGAATACGATTTAATCTAGTATCTCCAACGCATCCCATGTGATATAATTTTATTTTTTCTTTAGGAGCTTTAGGTATAAATGTATATTGATACTTTCCATTTTTAAAAAGTGCTTCGTTTTTTTTATTTTGAATTTCTATATCCATACACTACCCCCTTCCCCAAAATTTCACACTTAAATAAGACCCTTCTGTTATTTTTTCAAAATCTTCACTTTTGGGAGTGAATTTAACAACGCTTACATCGCCTATATCGTCTCCTTCTGTGCCTCCTTCTGCGTATTCTATAGAAGAAAAATTAGTTACTTCCACGTTTTCTATGATTATTTTTGTAATACTTTTCACATCAATATTCATAGGATAAAAAGTGATTATATAAATTTCAGAGTCTTTTTTTTGCACAAATGCATCTTCCATATGTTTTAACAACACTATACTCTCCCAAACTAATTTATCTCCAATAAATCTTTGAATAACTTTTTTGTCACCCACCATTATTTTCAATCTATCCATAATAGCACCTACTTAAATACATCATATATCGTATAAGGGTCTTTGACCGGTATTGCGTTGTATTGAGCTTCCGTTCCCGCCCAATATTTCATAGGTTGTTTATTTTGTTGATTAATTATATTTTGACCAGCACTCCCGTTAGTTCCATCTCTACCGGGTTGCCCTCGCTCCCCTTGTTGTCCTTTTTCCCCTCTATCTCCTTTTTCTCCTTTAAGATACTTTAGATTAGTAAATCTACTTCTACCATCTCCAACCTTTAAATATCCTGTATCGCTCTCTACGCCTATTTCTCCGTCTAGGAGGATAAGAGAGCTGCTTCGCCACTCGTTAGCTGTCATTCTTTTGTGTTGTACCCTTAATGGTATTTTTTCTATTGACATCTAGTTAGCACCTCCATCTAATATATATTGTGGTTGTTCGTTCCACTCCCCTTGCCATTCTTTCATCCAGTCTTCTGTAAACTCTGGACGGTCATTAGCATCTGCTATCTTTTTAAAAGTTATATTAATATTCAAAACATTTTTATTAGATATTTCTACTGTTGTATATACCATCTCCAACCAATCGCTAAGTAATAAGTTGTTATAAGTAGAACTATAGATGTGAAGTAAGTCCACTTCTTTTGTTCCTTTTTCTAACACTTTATCCACTCTAGGATATAAGTTGTTTTTAGATACTAAACTTACTCTTGCAACAAAAGGTAAAGGTTTATTAAATACTACTTTTACATCAGTAAAATCATGTGTTCTACACTCCGCTTCAAAACTTATAGTATATTCTTTCCCTACTTCAAAACCATCTCCATTATGAGATAATTCAATATAAGCTGTTCCTAATGGTATCTCTCGTTCGGTAGCACCTTCTAATCTGTTCTTGTTATAAGTAACACTATCATCAGTTCCTACCATTTTAACTGTAGTTTCAGCTATTTGTTTAGTCTCTTCAATTTTCTTTCTAAGTTCATCTAAATTACCACCATCAAAGCTGGATAATTTACTGTTAAATTCTTTTATAGTTGAGTTGACTTCTGTTTTGAAAGTATTTATATTGTTATCTACACTTGTAGCGACTTCTCCTGCATACTGTTCAGCTTTTATTGCCGCTTCTTCAAGTTCAGTATTGAATTCATCTCTAAACTCTTCTGTATCAAGTCGATAAAGTTCATCGTATGCTTCTAACTCTTTTTGGACGTAAATTTCAAAATTACTGTCTAATACACCATATTTTCTTTCGATGTTAGCGTTGGTATCTGATATTTTAGAATTTAAACTACCTATAGCACTTTTGATAGGACTTCTATTTAGAACTCCGAACTCTACAGAGATGTATTTATCATGCAAAGCATCATACTCAAGTTTGCAACAATTAACAATCTTATTAGTATTGATAGATGTAAAAACAACCATCGCTTTATCATTAATATCTATATCGTAATCATCAGTTACAGGTTTAAAGCTAAAGTTCTTAACAGGTAAATCTCTAGGGTCTTCTTCTGTAAATAAATTAGCATTACACCAAGCTATTAACGTTTCTTCACTATTTACTTCGCTACTACTGAAATTAAGACTAGCTTCATAAGGTCTTGCGTACTCACTTATCAGAGGGCTAGTAAATACTGTTCTAAAGATTAATTCCTCTTTATTTTGTTTCTTATTTACCCTTTGTTGTTCACGCTCTTTAAACTTACGCTCTCTCTCTAATCTTCTAGCTTCATTATTAGCTCTTATTCTAGCTTCGTTTTCTTGTTGCTTCCTCAAATGTTCAGCATGTATTTCATCTTGAGTTCTTCTAGGTCTGTTTTTGCTTTCTTGATATTCTCTTTCTCTTTGCTGTCTTTTTCTTTCTCGTTCTTCCGCTTGCCTTTGTTCACGTTCTTGTATTCTTCGTTGACTAGCTTCAAACAATTCTTTTCTTTTTTCAGCTTTAAGTCTTTCTCGCTCCGCTTTACCTTCTTCCGAGTTATCCGGAGAATATTTACAAGTGATATGTAACTTAGTAACAATATTTTTAAAATCTGTTGTCTCTTGCAACTCTGTAATATTCTTGTTCTCATGGAAAAGAATTTCTGTATTTTTACTAGGTCTATTCTCAACAAGTTTAACTTTGAAATTATCGTAAACCAACTCACAATCAAAAGTTTTTAAAATACCTTTTTCCCCAAATATTAAATCGTATAAAGTGGTATCATCGCACTCAACAATACCACTCTTATTAAAATCACAAGTAAAGGCGAACTCATTATCTCCTTTAGTTCTGATTATCCTATTTAGGTGTCCGCAAATACTTCTTAAATCGTTATATCTTGAAAAATCATTAAAAGACTCTCCGCTTCTATCTGCTTCATCTACAAAAGGGATAACTATGTTTTTACAATCAAAAAAGACGTGTTCACAAAACACATCTTTAAATCTATCCTTAACTATTATCTCTTTAACCCTATAATTCTGTTTAAATACCTTAGTTCTAACTCCTATAAGTTCATCAATACTTATCTTTTCGTCTATAGGTAATTTAAAGGTAAGAGTGTCTTGATAATCACTAGTTTTGATAAGTCTAACTTCCCAAGCTGTAACTAAACTTTTTTCAGTATCTAATCTAATTATCAATCTATCCACCTCCAATTAACTTTCATTTCAAGACTATCCCCGCTAATAAGTTGTATTCTGTTACCTCCAGTTTCTAGTATAGGGAAATTTCCGTTATACTCACTTGTAACATTTTTAGAAATTCCACTTAAATCTGTGATATTTTGTTCTTTATTTTTACAATTAACTATATATCCACCTTGTGCATTTCTTAAAGTATGAACTGTGCCATTAACGGAAAATATAAGGTTTCCGTTTCCTCTTATAGTATATACAGGCTCTGCATAAACATCTCCTTCATTGTATATAGTATTAAATAAACCTTTTTGGAAAGTAAATATCTTCTTAGAAGTGCTGTATTTAAAAGCATTAAAATATACGGGAATAGCGAGTTTAGAATACCCTTCTGAATAATAAGTAGTCTTAACCTCGCCATCAATATAATACTCACGATATACGTTCTCTTCTTTTGGAAGAGATAATCTATTACCCTCTCTTAAAGCTCTAAGAAACTGTTTTCGTTTACTATCTCTTATAAGAATTTCTATCGTGGTATTATACCCTTGATAAGTATTAGGTCTATATGTATAACTATCATTAAAACTAAAACTTTCACTCTTAATTATCTTTTCAGTAGCACTTCTATAATCATCAAAATTTAAGATACCAAAGTTAAGTTTATAATCTTTGGTATTCAACAGAAGTGTCTCGTTTTTCCAAATTATCATACTAAACCTAACCTCCTATCTATAACTTCATGTCTTTTATATGTAGCATTACCTACTTTATCTCCGTCAAGGTAAATGTCAGAACGTAATTCTAAATCATTTATTTTACTTATTAGAGTATTTAGAGTTTCTACTACAATGTTGTTTTGTGATACTGTATGTTGAATAGCATAATCATTAACAGAAGAGAAATTAGCGATACTACCTAATTTATCAGAGAAATTAAAATCTTTAGCAACCTTAACCCCTTTAGTCATAGTACCTTTAATACTTCTAAATAATGTATCTGCATTACCAACAACCCCTTCGGCAATACCCGGAGCTATCCAATGTCCGACTTCACGTTTGAATACACGAGATGGAGAGTTGATACCTAACGCTGCTTTTGCGGCTTGCCACGCTTGACTCGCTAGATTTCTTAATGTACTGAATAATGTGTTACTTTGACTATTTGCACCATTTGCCATACCTATAGTCATCGCTGCACCTACACCAGCAAAACCAACACTTCCAGCTCCATCTTTCCCATAGTTCGCTGTTTGTTGTGCCGCATCCCAAACATTTCTGTCAGCCGATTTAATACCACGTCCTAACTGTTCAGATTTTTCACGTCCAGCAGGAGTTAAGTCAGTATTTTTTACCTTATCAACAATGCTTTGTGCGGTACTAGAGATATTGGTATCTACAGAAGGTTTACCTCCGGAAATACCGCTTCCTAATGCGTTCATGATACTTACTCCGTTAGGGAATAAGTTTACAGCACCTATAACATTTGATAACTCTTGAGCAACTGTATCTATTTCAGTTTTCACTCCCGGTTTACCACTATTAAGACCACTTTGAAATTGTTGCATCATATTAAAGGCATTCTCATTTGATTTATTACCTAACAATGGTTTCATCTCTTCTATAGTGATACCTACACCTTCAAGAGTTTTTCTTACTTTCTCCTGTGTTTGAGAGTCCATGCCATCGTAGGCTTCAATCATAGCTTTTACTGTTGCTTTCTCTTCTGCACTAAGCTCTCTACCTTTTTCTTTAGCTGTTTTTATACTATTTGCCCATCTACCAATTTCATCTTGGTTCATTTTATTAAAAATAGCTTTTAATTCTTCTTGATTTTTTTCTTGTTCTTTTCGGTATCGTGCATTTTCCTCTGCCATCGCAACTCTAGCATCTTGAGCATCTTGGACTCCAGCTTCACGAATTTTTTCTAATTCTTCTTGGTGTCTCTTTTCGTTGCTTTCTAATTTCCCAGTAATTTCAGCACTTTTTCTAAAGAACTCATCCATCAATTTACTGTGTTGTAAATTTCTTCGTTCTAACGCTTGTACACTTTCGTTGTAACTAGTTTTAGCATCGGTTACCATTTTTTGATATTCACGATTAATCTCTTCGTTAGATTTTTTTAATCCCGGTGGTAGTTTGTCATTTTCCGCTATCATTCTAACGTAATAATCACTAGCATTTTCTACAGCTTTCTCATAAGTTGTATTCAAATCTTTAGTAAGTTTATTCTTCATAGAAAGATATTGCTCATCTGTTAAACTATCATTCTTAACAAACTCTTTAACCGCAGTATTTAAGTCTCCTAATCTTTGGTTAACTATTTGCGTTTGCTCTTTATATAAAGCTGCTTGTTTATTACTATAGTCTCTTAAACGTTGTAAGTCTGTTTGACTAATGTTATCTCTATCATCTGAATACTTTCTTAAAATATCACTTATTTCAGCTTGTATATTTTGTATTTCTCCCGGTATTTCCTTCATGCGATTAGCTGCTTTATCACTTGAGCCATATAGAGTTTCAAAATACCCTTGACTTTCAGATATTTCTTTTTCAGCAGTTCTAACTCCAGCAGCAATCTTTTCAAAACTATTTGCTATACTTTCGTTAGCCTCTTTAATTTTTTCTTTTGATTTCGCTGCTTCATCAGTAGAGCTAAAGTATCTTTGCAAAGCAACTGTTAAAGCTATAGTTCCACTAATTGCCAACCCTATTGGTGTAGCAAACGCTAGTTTTAAGAATGTTGCAAATCTTTGAAATTGTGTAATAGCTCCACCAATCGCCCATGTTAAAGGTGGTATTACCGCTGTTATACCAACTAAAGAAGTAACAAAAATCTTCGTACCATCACTCGCATTACCTAATGAAGTTACCATTTTAGTAGCTCCGTCAATAACCGATTTAAGAGCTGGAGCAAGAGATTTCCCTACCTCGTAAGAAGTGTTACTTACACTAGCTTTAAATCTGTCAAACGCTCCACCTACTCCGCTTGTAAGTTGGTCTGCCATTTCTTTAGTAGCACCTTTAGAGTTCTTGATAGAGTTAGTTAGTTCTTTTACCGATGTATCAGAAGCGTTTAAAATAGCCATCCAACCACTCATCGCAGTTTTACCGAATACCGATGCTGCAAAGTGAGCTTTTTGAGCTTCCGTCATTCCTTGAGTTTTTTCTCTAAGTTCAGATATAACTTGAATTAAAGGTTTTGTTTTACCATTAGCATCTGTCATGCTAAAACCTATTTCCGCTAAAGCAGCTCTCGCTTGTTTAGAAGGTTTCACTAGGTTTGTTAGACCTGCTCTTAATGAAGTACCCGCTACAGAAGCCTTAATACCATTATTAGCCATTATAGAAATAGCGGTAGCTGTATCTTCTATCGTATAACCCAATGTACCCGCTACAGGAGCTACATATTTCAATGTTTCTCCCATTTTTGTAATATCGGTAGTAGATTTAATAGAAGCCATTGTTAACACGTCTGTAAAGCGTGCTGTTTCATTTGCTTTTAAGCCGAATGAAGCTAAACCATCTGCAACTATTTCAGTTGCTTGTGCTAAATCCATACCTTCTACTTTAGCCAAATTCATAACATTGATAACTTCTCTTTGAGCATCTGCTGCTTTCCAGTTTGCTTTGATAAGCTCTTCCATACCACTAGCAACTTGTTTTACGCTGTATACAGTACCTTTTGAAGACTCTCTCGCACTTGCTTCTACTTCTCTAAAAGAAGATGAGAATTTTTCCTTTACACCATCAGAAGCCGCAGCAGCAACTCGTCTTAAACCATCATCAGTTTGTCTGAACTCATTTAAGACTCTTCCCATACCATAAGTAACAGGTAAGGTATAACCTAATGTAAAGTTTCTTCCAGCATCCCGCATAGCCTTAGCATTTTTTTGTAAGCTATGTCCAAGACTAGTTAACGACCCTCTTACACCATTTAATTTAGCTGCATTAAGCACGTTAAAACTTCTGATAAGTTCTTTAGTGTGCCTTTTACTTTCAGCGATTTTAAGATTTAACTTAGTAAACTCTTCTCTATTATTTGTTGTTTTTACTCTGCTTAACTCACTTTTAAGTAACTTAATCTTTTCTCTAGTTTTAGTTAGCTCATTTCTAGCTTCTTCTAACTTTAAAGATTTTAAAAGACTGTCTCTAGGTTTAAACTCTAACTCTCGTTTTAAACTCTTGCTAGTTTCTCTACTTTTTTTAAGTTCTTGGTCTAATTTTTCTATTTGCACTAAAGCTGGACTAAATTTAGTGTCACCTAACTTTTTAAGTTCTTCTCTTGTATGTTTAGCTTCTGCTCTAGTTTCTTCTAGTTTAGACTTTATCTTATTAAAGCCTTGAGGGTTTGTTTTAATATCAATTTTCTTCAAGTCTTGTATAAGAATAAGAGCTTGTCTATCTAAATTATCAAGTTGAGATTTAAGTTCTCTAAATTTAGTCGCAGCAGCACTAATGTTTCCTACATCTAACTTTAATGCTTTATTCAAACTTTCAACATTTGCTTTACTTTGTTTTAGTTCGCTTTCTAGCTTCGCTAGTGCTTGAACATTACCTAAGTTAGCAAGTGTTTTATTAGTTTCTTTTAAACTAGCCTTAAATCTATTGTTTTCAGAGCGTGCTATTTCTAACTTATTTGTAAGTTTTCTAACAGCTTCTACATCTCCCGACTCTGTGTGTGCTGCTATTTGTTTTTTTAGGTTACCTATCTTTTTATGGTTTTGAGCTATAAGTCTGTTAAGTTCTTTTTGGTGTCGAGTTAACAAAGCTATATTATGAGGGTCAAACCTTAGTGCATTTCCTATTTTTCTTAGTTCTGTAGCACTTTGACGAGCAATAGCATTAACCTTATTGAAAGCTGATTTTAATTGTGAAATATCCGCTTTAAGCGTTATCCGTCTTCCTCTTTCTTCTAAAGCCATTATTTATCCTCCTTTCCTATAAAATTTCTTTTTCCTATAATCTATCAATTACATCTTGAGTAGCTTTCAACGGATAATCATAACTATCGTTTCCTTGCTCTACAAAAGTTCCTTGTACTACATCCATAGGAATTACTTTCATATCTTCATAAGAAAACCCCACTTGTTTGCATCTAAGCAAATATAGTGGGGTAGTCATCTTCCTTGTAGTTACTTTTTTTCAACTTCGCTCGCTACTTTAGGAGAAGTTGTTTCCATGTAACAAGCGAATATATCTCCAAAAGCATTCACTAAATCCGCTGGAGTAAATTCATTGCTGAACTCTTCAAAAGATTTTTCCCCTCCTGCTAAAGCGAACGCTAGATGTAAAGAGACTTCATATAACTCTATAAAACTTTTATTTGCATCTTCAATGCTGAAAATATCCAATCCAGTATCTTTATAAAATTTGATAGGAAAGTCTGCTGTTAAAGTTTTAGTTTTATAAGTTTTTTTACCGATTTTTAATTTCATGTTTTTTTCTCCTTGATAGTTAAGATATTTTTTTAATTAGGCTGTTGCAAGTGTATAAACACTATCAAACCACTTGTTATAAACTTGTTCGTCTGTGTCTTTAGATGTTTTAATTCTTCCGATACCTTTTTCGTTAGTTAAACCTTCGTAAGAAAGTTTTAATACAGGTACATCTACTTTATCTGTAGTTGTTTTGTATTCATATTTTGGTTTTGATACTTTAACACGCAGTAAGCAATGTCTTTCTGCTTTTTCATTACCATCTACTTCAAACAGTAACGCAATCTCTTTTGGTTGTGCGTACATATCTTCGTATTGTACTTTTTTAGTATCTTCTTTCATACCTAATACTTCTTTTTCAAACTTAGCATCAACATTATAGATACTGATTTCTCCTTTATATCCTGCTGATGAAGTAGTTACAAAGTAAACTAAACCTTCTGAAAAGTGTTTATCTGAACTTTGCTCTAGTTCCATAGTTAGCTCTGTAGTTCCCATTAATCGTGTAACAGCTCCAAATGATAAAGTTCCATCTTCTCCTACAGTTACAGGTGCATAGTGTACATTTTTTAAGTTAAATAAATATTTGTTACTCATTTATTTTGTCTCCTTTTTCGTTTGTTTTAGTTTGTCTTTCTTCTAATAAATCAAACGTTGCACGCAATAAAATAACTCCATCTAAAGGACTTTGTTCGTAGTTAACTACTTTTTTTATCTCGTACAACGTTTCTCTAAATTTTTCTACTAGTTCTATATCTCCGCCATGATAATACAGCTCGATATTGAACTCGTGCCGATAACAATATATATCACTATCGGCACTAACAATTTTTTTGGTACTCCTAAAAATAATAAAAGGTGCTTGAATTTTCTCTGTTTTATCAAAGTTAAAATAAGCAACAGGAATACCTACACTAATCAAGGCTTCGTAAACCTTCGTCAAAATATTGTTCAAATAAATCTCCCGCCTTTTCTTTAGCTTTTTCAAAGTGTGGAATACCTGCTACACGTTTACCTGTGTATTTACCATTAATAAACATCTCATGTCCGTCTTCTAGCAAGTGAACAGAGTGCGGACTATTTTTATTGTGGATAACATACTCTATCCCTCCAGCAACAGTTGACTTGTTCCTAACACTCCAACCCTTACTGTATCTACCGCTTTTTACAGGAGAAGTAACTAATAATAGACTTCTTCCTTCTTTAGCTGCTTTTAGTGCCGCTTTATCCGCCACTATTCTTACTTTTACAGGATAAGTCTCAAGATATTCTTGTAAACCAAAATCAGATATACCAATAGAAATTATGTTACTCATCTCTATACTCCAAATACATTAAAAATTCTTTGTTTCTATTCAAAACATTCTCTATTGACAGAATGTTCCACGTTTTATCATCTATTTTCACAAAACAGTCTTTAGTATTAAGTTTTAATGCTTTTGGTGTAAATCTTATTCTTATACGTAGTTTACTCTTATCACTACCATGTCTGCTCTCCCAAAATTCACTATTTCTTAAATTACTAAGATAAGCGTAACAAGTGAAAAGTTCTTCTTCTGTCTTTCCACTTCGCCCACCAAAACTGTTTACTTTAACTCCATGTCGAATAAAAGATACCTTCTTGTTAAACATTCCAGTAGTTATAACCATAAGTACCTCCTATCCTATAAAATTAGTTCTATTATTCTCTATAATATTATCGACTAATTTATTATTATATTTATTTCCGGTTTGATAATCTCTATTCCAGTAAAAATCATTTACTAGTATAAGAAGTGCTGTTTTAATATCACTTTTATTTCTTACTACATCTTCTTTCAATCCTGTGTGACTTACCATATACTCAACAGCACTATCTAGCAGTAGTTTTAACTGACTGTCTTCTGAATTATCAAGGACTCTTAAATAATCTTTTACGTCTTCTACAGAAATTTCAGCCAATTATTTCAACTCCTATCCTTTATTTTTTAATAAAGCGAACGCTTGTTCATCGGTAATTTTACCACCGAATTGTCCATGAATATTGACACCTACAGCGTGTTGAGTAGCATATAACTCGTTTAACACTTGGATATTCATTTCTTCACTTACACTTAAACCATATTCTTTAAGGTTAGCGTATAAAACTTGCCCAGCTGGTGCAAAATCAGTTACTTGGATAGAAGTATCTAAAATTGAGAAACCAAAACCACGAGTAACATCTGGTAACACGTAGTAACGTCCTTCTTTGTCTTGTAATTTTCTCAAGATAGTTAACATATCTTTATTCATTACAAATACAGCTCCAGCTTGGTGTACAGTTGGCAATTTAGCTTGTAAGTCGATTAAATCGTTGATAGAGTACTCGTCTTTCTTAGCTAATGTAAGTGTGTTATCTGCTTCTGCTGTGAATAAAGCATCGAATTTACCTGCTGCTCCTTCAACTACAGATTTTTCCAAGAACAATCTGAATTGCTCTGCAATTTTGTTAATTAAGAAGCCTTCAATATCAAATTTAACGTTATTAATTAGTTTTCTTGAAATTCTTAATAGACCAGAGATACGGAATGTAGTAAGTTTAATGCTTGTGAATTTAGCATTACTTTCTACTGTGTCAGCGAACTCATCATAGAAAGCAATAGTAAGTGTAGAAGCATCAAATTTAGGAATTAATAACTCTCCTGTAATATCGTATCTTGTTAATAAAGGTAAGATATTACTTTCTTTTAAGATTTTTTCGATAATTCTATCTGATAAAGTTTGTGGTATGATAGCTCCAGCTTCTGCTGCTTTGAAGTTGTTTCCAGCTCCTGCTCCAAAAGCACGTATATCTAATGTAGGGTTTTTTAAGAACTCTCTTAGTTCTTGAGATACATCTAGTTTATCCACTTCTGTATTTACAAACTCACGTTCTTTTGTTTCTAAAATTTCAATACGTTGGTCTAACGAAGTGATTTCTCTTGTTACTTCTTCGTATTCTTTTGTTTCATCTTCTGAAATTGCTCTTGTTTCTGCAATTTTTTTAAAATCATTTATTCTTTCAATTTTTTCGTTTCTTAATTCAATTAATTCTTTTAAAGTCATATTTTATTTTTTCCTTTCGTTTAAAAATTTATCTATTTCGGCAATAAAAATAGAGTTATCAAAATCTCTTTGTAACTCTTCTTTTGGTGGTTTTTCTTCTTCCACCTCTATATTGATTTTTTCGTAGCTCCTAATCTCTAAAGGCTCGTTTGCTGCATCTCTTACATTCAAACTCATAGAGTTATAAGCTGGTATATGGTCGCTATCCAGGATAGATACTTCATATAGGTTTAAACTTTCTACAGTTCTCAAAGGAATGTTCCCGTAGTTCTCGTTTATTTCTTCTTTTAATGGTACAAAACCAAAGCTCCAACCACTTAATTGATTATTTCTTGCTTTCATTACAACTTCTTCATCGGTTATTTCCGCTTCTGCATATAAACCTATACTATCTTCATAAATAGTTAAATTCTGATTAGTATTACCTAACTCTCGCTTATAATCATGATTAAGTAGTATTTTTATGTTGTTATTTCTTCTTACAGCATCTCCAAACGCTCCTTCTTTTATTTTCTCGTAAAACTCAATACCATTTTCTTTAAGACGTTTAGAAATACGTTCAGCAACATTTACATAACCACTTATAATAGCTTTGTTATCATATACCCTTACTTTCATAGACCTTCCCCCTTTCCTCGTTATTAGCCTTTTATAGTCTTACTTAGGACGTGTTTTTTACATCTTCTTTTCCTTTACCCTCAACAGTTTCCTCAAGCTGACCGGCATTTTTGTCGGTCAGTTCATTAGATGTAACATCTTGCTCTTGATTTAAAACACTATCCTTATGATTAGGATTAAAGTTCATAATACCTGTTTCATTTGTGGTTTTTACAACTCTATTAATATCCATAACGGTATTGGTATTAACGTTTAATAGCATATTAATATCTTTCTCGTCATCTCGAATATACATAGCATCTGCAATATTAAATTTATAGAAACCAAGATTTAATCTCGGCATATTCTCTAGGTCTCGAACTTCGTCCATACTCATTATGTTGTTCTTAATCGCTATTTGATATGCTTCAAAACGTTCTTTTAAGTTTCCTTTAAGCAACTCTTTTGTGTCAAACGCAAAATAATATTTACCTTGCTCTCTTTCTAACAGTAAATCTCTGTTTAGACTAGCTTCTATAGTCGCTAATAATGGCAAGATAGTAAAGTTGATAAAATTGAATTTATCTTCTTCATTAGCTCCACCATTAATAATGCTTACAGGTACTCCAAACATCGCTGCTATTTTATTAAGTTCAGAAACGTTAGCCTTAGCTTCGTTTTCAGCATCTTTCTTTTTCTCTAAAGGCTCGTAACTAATGGCACTATTTAAGAATATATAACCACTATTCTTATCGCTTAACATTTTTCTAACATCTTCTCTTACAGCATCTAAATCTCTGATATTCTTTTCCATCTTGAACATACCTTTTGGAAGAAAACCACGTTTAGCATCCGTTAAAAGACGTTCCATAGTTTTAATGATAAGTAAGAAATGTAAACCAGTTTCATCAATAATAGACTTTCCTCGCATACCATCTTTAGTGTTTCTAGTTATCCTTAAAGTGTCATGTGGTCTAAGTGTCTTATCATAAGCGTGAATTGTGAATAACTTGTTAAAAGGGTCTGAATTGCTGCTGATAGATACATTATCCAAATAAGCAATATCTTCTACCTTATTACCGCTTCTTTTAATATAAAAATAGCAATGACCTTTCAAAAAATAATCTCTTACGATTAGTTTTTTAAGTTCAAAGCTATTAATTAAACCATTATCCACTTTAGTATTGAGAATTTTAACTCTAACATCGTTTTCTACTTCTTCCCTACCTTTATCTGTCTTTTTATATAGTCTTAAATCAGTAGAAGCAATAACATCACTTACACGAGATACACAAGCATTGACTATAGGTATCTGCAAAGCATCTTCTATAGTAACCTTATCACTCGCATAGCCAAACACTTCTTCAAACAAGGTAACTTTCTCTTTTTCTTCCTCTTCTTTATCTCTAGTAAACCAACTAAAAATCCCCATTGTACTCCTCCTTCCCTTAATTATTAAACAGTTTTAAGTCTTATTTAGGACTATAAAACAGCACTCACAAAAGTATTGCCTAATATTTCATTTTCCATCAATAAATGAACAGCACTAAATCCGGCTGCAAGCATATCAATTTTACCTGTACTTTTCTTCTTGTTAACATATTTATTTAAGTTAGTATCATAAACAACACGAGCATTTTGGAAGTTCTGTATAAGTAAAGGATTATCTTCAAATTGAATTTCCTTGTTTAATATCTTCTCTTCTACCAACTTGATAGCAGGATGTAGAACGCTACTATGTTGTTTTACCATTACAGTTAAATATCCATTTTCCTCTAACTTCTGAACTGTACTCATAGCGTTGAATATATCGTAACCAATAGCTTCAATGGTGCAATCAAGCTCTTCTTCTAGCTCTAAAATAAACTTCTCTATAAAACCATAATCTACAACTTCATCTCCACAAGCAAAGCAATTTCCCCGTTCAATGTGTCTTCTGTAGTTCGTCCGTTCTTTCCTACTCTTATCTTCTACTTTGCTACTTGGTATAAATGCCCAGCTATCCAATAAGATAGTTTCTCCGTCTTCGTCAAGACTTGCTATCGTTACTCCAACGTTATCCGTTGTTAAAGCTAAGTCGAGACCTACATAAACTCTTCTTCCACTAAAGTCAACAGATGGCACTATACATTCTTTAACTTTTCTAACATCTATATACTCTTCTCCGCTTAATGAAGGTAAGAAGTAATTCATGTGTTTAGTTAAATACTCTGCTCGTTCACTATCTAAAGACAAGGCTTTATTTCTCATACGTCTGATACTCTCGTAGTTTTCTTCTATCCTTAGAGGGTTTGCCATGTATAAACCTTTATCCGTCCATAGATTTTCCTCATCAGCATAATATAATAGTGCGAACAATCTATCATCGACTTCCGTTTCTGAATATATCTTTTTAAGATGTTCTAACTCCTCTAACATGATACTCTTATCTTCCGGATAAGCGGTTGTTATTTTGAACATTAGAGGGTTAACAACGTTTAATTGTCCTGACTCCATAGCTTTTATATTACCCTTATCTGTGAAAGCTCCTATTTCATCGGCAATAAACGCACAAGGTTTGATACCATTATTATTATTTGCTTGAGCAGTACGAGCTTGATATGTATTGCTGTTAAGCAAACAAGTTATCCTACCTATTAGAGTATTACTTAACTTGAAATAAGGTTTTAATTGTGGACTAGACTGAATTATTTGAGTCATCGCTTGTTTAACTAAAGCAGCTGACTCACGCTCCAAACATATAGAATAGAACTCTGAATAATCTTGTTCAGTCAACATAAGTAATATTAAAGATAATGCACATATAAACGTTTTAGCGTTCTTTCTCGGTATAAACAACGTTATTTCACGATATTTAAACTTATTTCTGTTAGCTTTAAATCTCCAACCAAAGACATTACTTAGGAAAAAGCATTGAAAAGGTGCTAGACTATCATATATAGGTTTACCTGTTACTCCTATCCCGGAAGCCATATTCATTAATTTTAATATTTCATCTATAGTTTTTATCTTTTCTTCATCGTAGTAATACAAACAACTTTTCTTTTTTTGCTCTTTTAATAGATTTAAAAATCTTTTACACTCCCAAATTACCTCCGGAGTGGTTACTTCTTTCCCGCTTACAACATCTTTAGCATACTGTAGAGATTTTTCATAAAGCATTAATTATTGACTTCTCCACGCAGCAATGTTTTTAAATCATTAAACTCTTTTCCACTTCCAACTCCCAATTTATCAAATAGTTTTGATAGTTGAGAAGCGGTAGAGTTCAACGCTTTACTTGAAGCATTATAGTTTGTTATAGCAGGATGAGCTACAATAGTTGGTCTACCTTTCACATATTCTTTTTCGATTATTACTCCGTCATTTTTCATCTCTTCTTTTAGTTGCTTACATATACCTACATGAGTTTCAAATACATCGAACAACTCATCAAACAATATTCTATCTCCAATAGATAGACCTTCTACCATTTCAAAGAGTTTTTCTCTGTTTTCTTCGTATTCTTTTGAAAATTTTAATAATTTACTTGATTTTTTACCTTTTTTTTGAACTTTTTCATCTGTTTTTTTAATGTTTTTATCTTTTTTTTTCAAATTAATTCCTCCTCTTGATTTTTATTTTCTGATATGCTATAATCATTGATATAAACAGTTTTGTCTTTTCTAAAAGGCTATCCAAAATTTCAAAGGATAGTCCTTTTTTTTATGTCTTTTTTTCCAATAATCATTAGCAGCGGAAAAAAATTGAGAATAGAGGGGGGCAGGTTGGTCGTCATGAATACCTAAAAATCCTTATATTTTATAGGGGGGGTGCGTTATTTTAAAAAAGGGTAAACTTTTTGTTTCACATTCAAAAGCAAAATAAAAAAGCTAATAAACTTTAAAAGGATTGACCTCGTTTGAGTTCATTGCTTTACAATCAATACTAAATTGATTAATTATTATTATTTAATTTAATTTAAAACAATTTAATTTAATATATATTACATACATATATGT